CTGTATCTCAGTGTAGCCTACGTATACACCTACTTCTGGATAGAACACAGCAACCAACTTTGGCAACACTATTATAGCAAAGACTGCAGATAATGCAATAAGTCTTCTTGTCCATGCGAAATGTTTATCGTTCTTTCCAGCTTCACGTGCTTGCTGTACAAACCCTGCATTAGCATTGGCACGTTCCATGAGCATCTTCTGCTCTGCTTGTCTTGCTTTAATACTCTGACCCCAGATGGACATTACTCCACCTAAGACTGTTGAGCCAAGCATTGTTATTAGTTCTAGTGGTAATCCAAACATTATTATCTCTCTGGTCTAAGTCTAGGTATTGGGCTTGTCATTATTCCTGCAGGTCTAAGTTTTGGACGTGAAGATGTAGATGGTATTGTGTTATCGTTTTTTGTACCTTCTAAAACTATGACACCTATTTCAGGAGCAATTTCATCAATAATAGCATCTAATTCTTTATTAGATAATTTTTTAAACCCCTCCCACTCTTTACGCATTTCTTCTCTTGCATTACTTCGTGTTGCAATATCTGAAGCTCCACCTGTAGCTCTATTTTTAAGTCTATTTACAGCTAAATAAGCTGCTATTTTATCCTGAGTATCAGCGTCAAATTTAGTATTATCGTTTATACCGAGTCTTTTTAAAACACCACTACTTTTTAAATCTCTTAATGTACTACCAACAGTTTGATACTTACCTATGGCTGTTGTATTTTTCTTATACTTGTCTTTATTGTATTTGTTAAAAACACCACCAGCTTTTGTAAATTCATATATCTCTTCCATAGACATATCACTTACTTTTATTCCTTTAAAAGGCGTATCAAATAGTTCTGCATTACCAAACATAGTATCATAATTATCTGCTTCTTTAGCTTTTAATGCTTCAGTAAATTTAGAACCAGGAGTCATAAACACATAGTCAGGAACAGGACCAGTAGGTATACCTAAGTCATCATCAGTATACCCTTCTACAGTATTAACTTTTGGTTTAGGCATTTGTAAAGCATTAACCATTGCATAACTTGCTTTAATAGGTTTAAGGTCTTCTATATTTTTAGCCTTGATTACAACTTCTTTATCCTGCTGTGTTCTTATAGGTATCTCTAAGTCACGCCCTTCTTCTATAAGGTCTATATCTCCTATAAGGTTAAGAGCAGCTAGTTCTGTAACAGAGCTACCTGTAGCAGCAGCTATTTCAGATAAGGTATCACCTTTTTGTATTCTGTATTTGGCGGTAGGTAAAGCATTAGCTTTAGTAACACCTCTATCTACACCCATTAAAGGCTCTGGTATATTAGTCTGAGGTTGTGTCATTGTAGGAGGACGCATCAAACCTCTACGAGGGTCTTGCAAATCTGGGTCTTCTGTTTGTGACATATACGGAGCAGTATCTCTGGTGTCATTATACCCTCCAAGATTGTATGTGTCAACATTATATGCATCAAAAGGGTCAGCTAATGTTTCTTGTGTCACCTCTACTGGGTCAGGTATTCTAAACATGTAGCTTTCATAGACTTCCATAGGATATACAGGCTCTGGGTCAGGGTCTAAGTTACCACCAAAACTCTTTATCATGTCATAAATCTTTTGGTCTAGGTTTCTGTCATCCTCTTCAGGTTCAGTTACAGTAGGTGTACCTAATCCAACAGGGGTACTACTTTTAGCTTTGTCTCTACGTCTTTCACGAGACTCCTTAAACATGTCTTGAATTTTTTGAGCAGAAGAAGTAGTAGTCTTACCACCAAGCCCACCTATTCCGACAGACCCCATAGATTTAGCAGCTTCTTCATTAGCATTACTAGACCTAGCTTTGGGTGGCGCACTATATATACTACCACGTCCTCGTTCATAGTTCATATATTGATTAGGGTTGTATGTCATATCTATACCTGTATTAGATTGGGAATATGTAATCAAGACCTCTTGAGAAAAGCTCTGCTGCGAACTCGCCCAAGCCTGTTTCAAAAGCGTTGCTACCACCATCACTGCCATCAGCAGCAGCAGCAATCTTAGCTGTAACAATAGCGTTTTCTCTTTGTTTAGCATTCTCACCAGACCTCCAAGCCCAGCCCATTATGTCACGCTCTTGTTGTATTATATTATTATATGCTGTCATAGTCAACTGATTAGCTGCCATAGTTGCATCTCTGTTTGCTTGGTTGTTAGCAGCATTCTCATTTGTAGTTACAGATTGTAACCATTTAGCATTAGCCTGTTCTACTATCAAGTGGTTCTGTGCATTGAACTGGTCACGTGCATTTATCTGTGAAGCATTAAACTGTGCTAACGCATTAGCTTCACCTGCATTAAAACGAGACATAGCATTAGATTGTTCTGCATTAAACTGTGATACTACACTTGCTAAGTTTGCAAAGAACTGATTGGTCTGGTTCTCTGATGTTGCATTAAACTGAGCAGCAGCGTTGGTTGCAGCTTGGTCACTAAAGATAGAGTTTATGTTAGCTTGATGCCTGAACATAGTATTTTGTTGTTCATTGTCTAAGTTAGCCATATCCATTTGTAAAAATGATTGAGCATTTTGTACGGCTGCTCTTTGTCTATTATCTAAATTAGACAAATCTGTTTGAGACATTATAGCTGCATCAGCCATTACCTTGGCCTGTCTATTAGACAAATTATCTAAGTCTACAGTCTGAGCCATACGAGCATTCTCTAATGCAATAGTTTGTTCTGCACTAAAGTTAAGGTTAGCTATTTCAGATATACGTGCAGCATTCTTTACTTTAGTTTGAAAGCGTTGGTCAAACTCCAAGCCCATAAAATTAGCACGTTGTCTGGCTTTTTCCATAGCCATCTCTTGCTTATTAGCTGCATCCATCTGTGCAATAGGTAGTGCTGATTCCATAGCAGCTTGTACCACAGCCATACCTGCCATACTTGATGCAGACAATCCACGTGCTGCCATAGCTGCGTTAGCTGCTCTCATAGCACCTGCAGCCCAAGGAGGTGTATCTCCTCTTGCACTAAAGTCATCCATCAAGCCAGCTAGTTCATCTTGTACAGATGCAGCTTGTGATAATGCTAGAGTTTCCTCTACTTGTTTTTGATTTACTGTAGGGTCTTCACTGATTAGTTGGTCTGGTGTAGCCTGTAAAGCAGCAGGAGCATCTACAGTTTGTGCTTGGTCTAGTTGTGCTGCTTCTAAATCAAGTGCTGCCAACTCTCTTGGGTCTAGTTGTTGAGCAGTTACTTGAGCTTGGTCACTAACTTCGCCTTGTGCAGCTTGCATATCTGCTGTTGCTGCTGCTACATCAGCTTGAGACATTGTAGGGTCTACTGTTGCTGCATCCATCTGTTCAGGCATATCAGCTTGCTGTGCAGGTCCAGCTAAAGTTAATTGTGCTTGAGCAGCATCACCTGCTTGCCCAACGCCATCAGCTATCAAGCGTCTAGCATCACCCTCGTTTGCAACTACATTAGCACGTGTAACAGATGCGGTAGGGTCAGCCTGTATCTGCCTTGTCATTTCTTTACCAGATAACATTGCACCGTTTGCTGCTGTTGTGCTACCTGTATCAGAAGCAAACGTAGGTTTGGTATAGGTAAAATTAGTAACACCTGCATCTCTAGCTGCTTGAGGGTTAGGGTAGGCAGTTCCATCAGGACCATAAACAATAACTTGTGCAACTGCGTCAGGTAAGTTATTGTTATTATCTTGTGCCAGTTGTTTATTTTTTTGGTTGGCTCTAATATCATTGTTAATGGTAACAGCCGTAGTATTCTTATCATCCTGTCTACCAAGAGACTTACTAAAATCACGTATAGCTGCTTGATGGTTTGCTGCAGTCTTTTGATTTTGAGGTCTTCTATTAAAGTCTTTGATAGCGTTCTTCTGTTTAGGCTTCGTTACTTTTATATTTAAATCAGAAGGTTTATAGCTACCTCCTGGACCTGTACCTTTACTTGCAGAATACCCTTTATTAGCTTCTATAGGTCTACCCTCTACCATTTGCCTAGCTGCCATAGTATACTTACCCATCTTAGCTGCTGCTGCAGGGTTAGCTGCTAGGAATTGATTAATAGACTTCTCATCGGTAGGTCCACTATACCCTAGTGCTGGAAGAATTTTGTTAGTTAATGTTTCAGGTTTGAACCCTGCAAATTTCTTAGCCATTTTTTATTTCCCTAATTGCATCCACACAGAAGCTGCAATGAATGTTATTACTGCTATAGTTGACATCTTAATTATAGTTAACCATACACTTCTGCGTGTATCACGCCATGCTTCTAGTAAGCTACGCATTTCTTGTATATCTTTACGAGCGTCATCATCATGCAAGCCTACTTCTTTCAGTGCCTCACAAGCACCACGCTTTGCTGCTCTGTCTAACATTTCTTCTAGTTGTTCTGCAGTAAGCATTATGTTGTAGCTCCGTAAATTGTTCCGTTGTTAGTTAATGTGTAAGAGTTGCCACTATCTTCTATGGCCTTACCTGCTGCACCACCTGCTCCAAAAACACCGCTTGCGCCTCCACCGCTTCCTCCAGCACCGCCCCAACCGCCGCCACCGCCGCCATGAACGCCGCCAAAACCACCGTTAACACCAGTACCACCATTCCCAACAGAGTTGGCTGGATTAATATTAAAACCTGCACCACCACCACCTCTTAGGGTAGAAGAAGCATCTGCAGCACCATCACCACCATTTGGGTCAACAAGACCGTCAGCACCAAGTGAACCAACAATATTACGACCACCACCGCCAGCACCTCCAGCACGTCCAAAGCTTGCGTTAGCTGAAACAGAAATGCCACCGCCGCCGCCACCATCTCCACCAACACCGCCAGAGGCTCCAGACGCACCTCCATTACCACCAGCAGCATTCAGTACCCCACCAGCACCGCCTGAAAAAAACAAGTCATTATTTTTTCTGTAGCTGCTTTGTCCTGCACCGCCGCCAGCACCACCACCGCCTCCAGCTTTGGTATAATAATCACTATCACCGTGTAATGGACCAACAGAAGCACCTCCTCCACCGCCTCCACCGCCAGCAATGTAAGCACCAGAGTTATTGGTAATAGTTACACCAGAAACGCTAGAATTAATCTTTATAGCATGACCACCTGCTTCACCAGCATTTTGTGCTGCTGTTGGTGATGTTATACTTACGTTAGTAGTACCTCCACCTGCACCGCCTTTACCAATAATCTTGCCATTGTTTACAATAGTACATGGTATATCAATAGTTAATGCTGCCGTTGATGTGCTATCTGACCATATCCACAGAGATGAAGGGATAGTAAGTTGACCGCCAGAACTTATATAATCTGAAACTGTTATTTCTTGGAGTTGGCTTTGTCCATTTATATTTGTACCGCTATCAGGAATAGACAATTCTACGTTGGAGGATGCACCATAATATTCGTCAAAAGAGTTCTGCGCTCCTGAAGCCTTACCTATCAAAGCACGAACATCTGAGTCGTTTAGAGATACTTGTGTTGTGGTACTGCCACCTACTTCTAAGTGTATGTCATTAAGACTTATCTGACCGCTAGACTGAAGTGCCATTTATTAACTTACCTTTAAATACCACAATGCAGGTTCTCCACCTGAGTAATCAATAGCTTTTGGGTTATATAATGATTGCTGTCTTGACCTACCGCCGCCACCGCCATAACCGCCACGCCCATGTTCTGCTGACCCTGTATTACCAATATTAATATATATATTTCCACTTCCACCATATCCGTTTGCAGATATAGCACCGCCACCACCAAATGGGTTATGACCTGCATCTATAAAGCTTGTTACATAATAAGTTCCTGCACTTGTAGCTTGGAAATAATACCCATCGGCTCTCTCAAATGCTGTATCTGCAATACCAGTAAGCCATTTTGTTCCAGACGCAGGATTACCAGTTTCCTTGATTTGACCTCCATGTGGCGTAGTACCATACCCTGCAGCTACTGTATCACCTATTCCGTTAAGTAGGGATTTGTTGGATAGATTAAAAAAGTCTACGGAACCGCCTCCGCCGTTTTCATAACCTGTTGAAAGTGCAACGCCAGCACCACCAATTCTAGCCGCATATTCGGTTATTCTACTGCTAGAGCCTTTTGTTCCTACAGCCGTAGTTGAGCCGCTAGTGTTTGTTCCATGTCTAGCTTTTACTTGGGTATTATTATCCCCAACAATTTGCCACGTTGTGAATACTGTACTTCCAGTGCCGCTTCCTAAAGTCCAAGACCAAGCCTCCGTACCATTAAGAGTTATAGACCAAAGAGCTATACTTGAAGCACTCCCTGCTCCATTACCGCCACGGCCAACCATAACAAAGTTATACTTACCTGCAGATAAAACTGTACTAGTAGTAGCTGACGTTACAAGCGTGTAATATGGGCCACCATCAGGAACAGAACCATTAACTGCGCCACTGCTATCTGTATAGTCAAAAGCTGCTGCACCGTAGTAATCACTAAAACTATTTTGTGCGCCTGAAGCTTTGTCTATTAAACCTCTAATACTAGAATCATTAAGAGACACCTGTGAGGTAGAATTGGTAGTGCTATTAGCCTCATCACCAATGTCCTGTAAACTTATAGCTCCACTAGTCTGAAGTGCCATGTTTTATACTTCTCTTAGTTTACCTTTTAGTTCGTCTACTTCAGCTTTAAGTTGATTAACTGCTCCCACAAGAAGCCCTATAACTTGGTCATACTCAACACCTAAAAACTCTTCTGGCTTCTCAGGGTCTTTACTGTGAAAAGGCATTTTAGTTAAAGCCACTGCAGTAGGTATAACTTTTTCTACTTCTTGAGCTATGACTCCTAAAGCTTTTTTACCACCTTTTTTATAAGTAAACTCATAAGCTTTTAATTTTTCTAGTTTGTCTAATGGGTTTTTAATTTCTTTTACATTTTCTTTTAAACGTATGTCAGATACAGTTGTAGAGTATGCTGTTATGTTACCATCTACGTGCAGGTTTCCTGAGTTATCCAGCCTCATCTCCTCTGCACCAGCAGTGTACCAACGGATACCTACAGATGCATCATAGAAAGTGTAGTCGTGTGTATTACCACTATAAATATCAACAGTGCTAGAGTTTCTTCTACGGTCATCTTCTAGTCTGATTTCTGTGCCACTTATTGTAATACCATAGTTACCACCACCTGTATATGTTGTGTTAGTATCTGTAACTGTTTCAGTAGCAGTTGCAATACCAGTAACGTGACCGTTACCATCTAGTGTAATATCTTGAATGTAAGTTCTACCACTGTTATTAGATGAAGCTGCTGCAGAAATGGTAGGGTGTGTAACTGGTCCAACAAAAGATGTAGCTGTAATTGTTGTACCTGTGATAGCTGCAGGGCTGTTAGCACCAATAATTGCACCGTCAATGCTACCACCATTTATATCAGCAGTATCAGCAACAAGGCTATCTATATTAGCTGTACCATCAATATACAGGTCACGCCACTGCTGTGTAGAGCTACCTAAGTCATATGTGTCATCATCGTCAGGTATCATGCTACTGTCAATGTCTGCACCAAAAGTAACACTATCTGTACCTGCATTACCTAAAGTAAGGTTACCATTTATAGTAGCGTTACCTGTGACAGTAATGTTACCACCTACAGATAAATCAGCAGAAGCGGTCATGTTACCTGTAAATGTAGAAGTTTCATCTACAGTAAGTATATCTGTCCTTAATGTTCCATCAAAAAAACCGTCTTTCCACTCAATGGTAGGTGTACCTAAGTCGTATGCATCGTCTGTCTTTGCACGTACAACACTTGATGTAACAATGAAGTCTTGCGATGGACCAAGGTTTTCAATGGGTGGGCCATTACCTATAGTACCATCATGTGTGTGTCCAGTAGAAGCGTTGAATGCTGCTTCAATCGCATTATATTCAGCATTAAAGTCTGCAGCGTCAATGACACCGCCTGTAACTATGTTTCCTGCTGCTTGACGTGTATATCCTGCCATGATTATTGCCTATCGTTTTGTCTATATTGTAATACTGCTGAGTCTAGTGTAAATGGTGGGTCTGTGCTGTCGCTACTTATTCTCATTGCCACCGTGTGAAAAGAGCCTATTAAGTTTTCATTATATACTTTCTTAACCTTACTACCATATTTAACAGTTGAAGCTGCGTCAGTTTTATCTTGGTAAACAGAGTCTACACCACCATATAGGAAAACACCACCGCCACCTGTAGTAGAACCAATTTCTATCTCTGCTGGCTGTACAATCCTTGAATCACCACCTGAGTCAAAATCAAATAGAAGTCTAAACTTTAAATCCATTTGACCTGTAGGGTCTGTATACAAAGTTAACTTGTATGCTGTCTTACGTATCTCAGGGTCTGTTAATGGCATATAGGGTGTTTCAATAATAGTCTCTATATTGTCACCACCAAAACCGTTTGTTTGCTCCATCTCATAAAGGTAACCATCTTCATTAGCAAACATAATAGATTCCGATGTACCAGCATACACAGAGTCTGCTATATATACTTTCATACCTTTTGTAGTAGACCACTCAATACCGTCTGCACCTTGAGCAATAAACTTTGTTGCCACTAATCCTTCAGCAACAGATTTATCTTTAGCCTCAAGGTAAGCAAAGATTCTATACTGACCTTTCTCTCTAAGTATAACAGAAGCAAACTGAGTTGTCGAGCCTAAAAAGTCATTTGAGTCTTTATGTATCTTATTAGATGCAACATCAAGTGCAAAGTCACCAATACGGTCAGTAGCAGCTAGTAGTCTTAGACCGTCTGGTGCAAGGTACATAACGTCACCACCAAACTCTTGCACACTATCTGGACTAATACAACCAATCTTATCAGATATAGGCTGCAAGTTAAAGTCAGAAGATGTATTACCTAGTAATTTTTTTACAGAGTCTTTAGTAAATATGATTAGCTGTTCACGGAAAACTATCATACCAGTAACATCTGCACCTACTGATATACTACCTGCACCGTCTGCTGAAGCAAAGTTATCTACTGTAAAAGGTGCAGTAAAATATATAGTACTACCCTTAGAGTAAAATGCAGCGTTCTTAAATATAGTAACTAACTCTGCACCTTCAACATCTGTGTTAATCTTAGGGCTAGATACTGTTAAGTATTCTCCTGTATTACCAGATGTGTTGTATATCATAGGATAATGAACACCATCAACAAATACTACTTTGTCATCACCTGTAAAGTTAAACTCAGCTTTATAACATTTACCACCACCTGTTTGAGAAGATGTTACAATGTGAATCCACTCATTACCAGTGCTGTAGTAGAAAGCTGTTTTAGCATCCTGTGAAGATGATAGGTCACTAAATGATAATACAGTGTTGTCAGATATAGTTTGAGCAGAAGATAAAACAATGTTACTCTGGTCAGACACAGAAGCTACTGTAACATCACCAGATATACCTGTACCTGTAACAAACATACCTGCTTGTATGTTAGTAGTAAAAGAAAGGACAGTATTATCTGCTAGTGTTTGATTAGTAGAAAGTACTATATTGTTTTGGTCTGTTACTGTTCTTACTGTTACTGTACCAGAAACATCTGCACCTGTAATAACCATACCTTTAGTAATAGTACCAAAGCTTGCACCTGTACCTGCAATAGTTATTGCTGTTATTGGGCCTGTTGAAACTGCAGTACCTGCTATTGTAGCTGCTGTTATAGCACCAGAACCATCTACTGTAGTTATTGTAATAGTTGCATCATTAGCTGTAGTAGCACCATCTAGTTCAGTACCTACAATAGTAATAGTTTCGTCTTGTGCAAAACCTGAACCACCAGAAGTAATAGCTACTGAGTATGAACCCCCACTTCTAGTAATATTAAATGTAGCACTTGTACCAGAGCCACTATAACTAGACTGCGCTGGGTTAGTGGTTGTAACATCACCTACTGTGCTAACAGTAACTGTTGCATCATTGGCAGTAGTAGCACCCCCTAGAGATGTACCTAGTAATGTTATTGTTTCGCTTGCTACGTACCCTGTACCTGCAGCATTAATTGTAGCTGAGTATGTACCGTCTGTATTTGTTACATCAAAACTAGCACTTGCACCACTAGCTGATGCTGTACCTGTTACAGCAGAGTATGAAAGTATTCTATCTAATACAAGAGTAGTGCTGTTTGATATAGCACCATTAATAGTTGCAGTAGCAGTATTATTATCCAGCGCAACAGATGTGCTTGAAGACACTGCACCGTTTACTGTAGAGGTAGCTGTCGTTAATTCTGTCACAGCATCAGTATCTACTTTACGAGCTACTACAGCACGTCCACCTGATACTACATGTAAACCTACTACTTTACCTGTGCCTGGTATTTCTCTGTTTGTGTACTTCTGGTAGCCTCGCATCTTGGTGTAACCACCTTGTCTGTCTGGCTCCATGTTTTGTAGTATAGTAGCAGAGCCAATAGCATTTAAACCCTGCTGCAGGGGCGACATGTTTGAAATCAAACCACCCTTAAATTCAATAGGAAATGTTGACCATTGTACTGCCATTAGAAGTGTACTCTCGTATCTCTAAGATATTCTGTTCTGTTTATATTTATACTTCTTAAGTACTTGATACTTTGTTGAAACTTTTGAAGTGCAGCATTTGCGTTAGGCGTATCGCCCCTAAACTGGTAGGCATAATACATTGCACCATCCACAATACAAAACCTATACTGCTCTGGTAGTGCTGGTACGTCTGTTGCACTCTCTAGGTCATACCCTGTTCTGTAGTACTCATATATTAATTCATAATTTTTATCAGGAGTAGGCCAGCATATAAGTTCTCTGTTTGGTGTTCTTATAATATGACTAGGTACACCTGTGTCATTTGTGTTGAACTCAGAATCAGCATACTTTTCTAAGTACTCTTCGTATGACATTATCTTTAGCTTGATAGTACCTACGTTTAGTGTAGCACTTCTTCTAATTCTAATAGTGTTTAAGTCTACAGTCTTGGCATCATTAGGGTAACTGTATCTAGTTACACCTGCAGTTAGTTCTTCTGTTTGTTCTACATGGTTCCAAGGCCATTCAAACTCTTCTTGATTTATGTGTCTTATAGAAGAGTTAACTGAGTCTTTTGCAAAAGCAAAGTAACCAGACACACTATCAAAATTATCTGTAGTAAGTTCTACTTCGTTTAGTCTGTTGTTAACATCGTTAACTAGTCCTATAAAATCATATGCCATATTACTTCTCTTTTACTTTTAGAAAGATGGAGCGTTCAAATACAAGAGCAGCACCAGTTGATATTTGACAAGTAATAGTATACTTTTTATTATTTGTACCCAAAGCAAATCTTGCAGTTGCTACTTTACCAGATAGAGTAGATTGAACGAATTGTAAGCCATCCACTACTTCAGCATTTGATACTTGTTCTTTAGTACCATCTGCATCTTTAATAAACCAAGTAGCAGACGCTAAAGTATCATCTGGTATGAAACGTGACCAGTCTACACTGTAGTCAATAGTTTCATCAGGGTCTTTATCAGGCCAAGTGTACGCCATTGTGAATCCTTATTGTGTTATAAATACTGTGGTAGGTTGGTCTTTGTAAGATTCAACAAACACTGTAAAGTTTTCTGGTGGTATAAATAGGGTTGTTGGTAGTCCTTGATTTGGGTCAGATAATGTAACTGTAAAATTCTCTGGTGGTATAAACACTGTCCTTGCACCAATGGACAGAGAAGGTGGTGGGTCTATAACTACGACACGTGATTTGCCGAAGAATGATTTCTGTTCCTCAGATAACTCAAGTATATTATCTGCAGGTCTAGGAAGGTTTAGACTGAAGACACCTTCAACACCTAGAGGAAATACACTACAGCTACCGAAGATAAACGAAGGACCAACAAAGATACCTTCTGTAGATACTGTTGATGGTGTTACGTTAGCTTTACCAAGAACAGATGTAAACGCTGTTACTGCTGTTCCAGCAGAAGTACTATCTAATGTTGTATTAGCATCTCCATCAAAAGCGTCTTCTGCTGTTCCAAAGCTTAGTGCTAAAGATACTGATGGCGATGTAGGGTTAGCAGTTAATGTAAAGTCTGCGAAGTTTAGTGAAACTGCTGTAGTAGCAGACAAGCTAGGAGGTATAAAAGAAAGACTAAATGATGGACTTCCTAAAACACCAGATGCTAGGCTAGAAGGTAGGACAGGATTAGCAGTTAACGTAAAGTTATTTAGTGTGGCTACAAAGCCCTGTGTGTTAACTGAAGAAAGTGTTACATTAGCTGGTTCGGGTACAACAAAACTTTCCCCTCCACCTATGACACTTTCTGCAAAGGTACTAAAGCCTAGCATTTTTTAGTATCCTTATGCTTGTGATTCAGACCAACTTAAACGTCCTGATATTATGAATGGGTTTGTGCTAGACACAGTAGATGGGTCTTCTGACAGTTGTGCTACCATAGTAAGCACATCAGGACCATCTGGATAGACGTTATCACCTCCCATAATAGAGTTACCTAATGTAGCAATTTCACCCAAAGTTTCAGTAGTCAACACAGGCTGTCTTGCAGTAGTTCCTGTACCACCCTGAACTTCAAAGTTATAAACACTCAAGCCACCCTGTATTGTATCCGTATTAATATGGTTAATTAGTTGGCTCAAGCTTGGGTTTGTCACACGTTCCCATTCATTCGTACTTAGCTGCCCATTTAGTATTAATCTAATTGTAGCAGCGTGTGTAGATAAAACACCTACAGAGTTTAGAATAAGTTGCATTCTGTTAATAATTTCACGTTCACCTAAGAAACCTGGCGCACTAGTATCAACAGATGGTGCTAGTCTGATACTAATTAGTGGTAGCTCTTTATTAACACTAATATTATCACCACTAGCAGCACCGATATTATAAGTACTTACTGTACCTGTAGTACCTGTAGGTTGCTTACTAACAAGTAGTAAATCACGAATAGCTTCTGTATTTCTGCTAGTACCTCTTCTACAAACAATAGAAGGTAAGTATGGTTGATAAGGACTTATTACAGTGCTTGATGGGTCTGCTAATACGCTGTCTGTTGCTAAATCAGCACCAGTAATTACTGTTCCCTTTGTACTACTGTTTAATGCAGAGTTTGGTGCATCTAGTTCAATAGCATACCCAATAGGATAAAGAGCATACCCAAGTCTCTGATAATATAGATTACTATATGCAACGTTACCATCTGCTGTTAACTGTGATACACCTGTAAGAACTAAGTTGTTTGATGTAGCATTAAAGATGTAGGCTTTATCAGGGTCAAACCTACCATCCATAATAACAGATGTACCCCAGTGTGCTAGTGCAGGAACATAAGTCGGAGTTCCAGTGTTTTGTATTTCATATCTAGCAGGGATGTTACCAGAGCGCATGTACGCTTCAGTAAAAAAGTTACCGTGTACAAAACTGTGTACATATCTAACATTACCATGCTGGTCTTTAAAACCAAACCTAACCTTACCAGCACCATACCAAGAATAGTCTACATAGGCCATCTGTATTTTGTGAATATCTAAGTTAAACCCTGTATATCCTGT